ATGCGGGGGTATAACTTAATGGTAAAGTAGCGGGCTTTTAACCCGTAAATCAGAGTTCGATTCTCTGTGCCCCTACCATATAAAAGCACATCGTAAACGTATCGCGTACGAAAGCTGGCCAGGCTGGTGTGCTTCTATATGGTAATGTAGCATAATGGTAGTGCAACACCTTCATACGGTGCTCAGTGAGAGTTCGACTCCCTCCATTACCACCATAATTTGGGCTTGTAGTATAGAGGGAATTACAGCGGCTTTGCACGTCGTTAATTAGGGTTCGAGTCCCTACTGGTCCACCAAGTTTCGCCCTGTTAGTTTAATGGTAGAGCACCGGTTTTGTAATCCGGGAATGGCAGTTCGATTCTGTCACGGGGCACCAAGTTAATGTATCCCTAGTGTAATGGCAGCATTACAGTCTCCAAAACTGTCGGTCGGGGTTCGAGTCCCTGGGGGTACGCCAAGTTAGATAAGTAGTATCATGATAGATTATATTTTAACATTTTTAGCAGTATTCTTTTTAGATTTAATATACACAAGGTATCTAAAATGTGTACAAGATAACAAACCGTTCATGGCTAGTTTTTGGTCAATGTTTTGTTATCTTGGTGCAAGTATAGCAATCATTAATTTCACAGAAAATCATTTACTTTTAATTCCTGCTTTAATAGGTGCATTTGTTGGTACCTATGTAGGAATGAAAATCAAACGTTAATTTTGGAAGTGTGGCAGAGTCCGGTTTATTGCAACAGTCTTGAAAACTGTCGAGTCAGAGATGGCTCCGTGAGTTCGAATCTCACCGCTTCCACCAATTATACCCATGTAGCTTAATGGCCAAGCAACCGGCTGATAACCGGTAGATCTAAGGTTCGATTCCTTTCGTGGGTACCAATGTCTATTCCGCAGAATCCAAGCAAGGTGCAGGGACCTGACTGTTAATCAGTGGTTAGCTGAGTTCGATCCTCAGATGCGGAGCCAAATAAGATGGGAGTGTCGCAGATGTCCTGCGTACACTTAAACGACCAAGAGGAGCCGGCGTCCCGTAGCTAATATATGCACCGGTGGCAGAGCGGCCCAATGCAACAGTCTGCAAAACTGTAAAACCACAGGTTCAAATCCTGTCCGGTGCTCCACTTAAACTTCGTTGCCTAATATTATTTTTGAGTCTTCACCAACTCCAATGATACAGGCTATTTTAGGTGTCATTTGAAGTAACGTCCAGCTTTTTGTTTTAGAATTAACAAAGAGACCAAATCTAGTTTCGTCTACAGGATTCCTTGCAGTCCAAATAGGCTTCTCATCATAATTTTCTGTAAGACTCTTAATAAGTGTTTGTGCATCATCACAGAGAACTGGTTTGCGGCTCTCGAATGGCTGGGCGTTAGCTATAGAGCTTAATAAGCAGAATAGGAACGCCATGGTCATTGTACGCATGGCATACTCCTTAAAATAGTATTTACAAATTTTTTGCCGCTTTAGCTGATGTGGTCATAGCACCGGTTTGAAGCACCGAGGAACTAGGTTCGATCCCTAGGGGCGGCACCATACAACGGTCCTTAACTCAGCGGATTAGAGTGTCAGTCTTCGAAACTGAAGGTCGGGAGTTCGAATCTCTCAGGGCCGGCCAACTCGCTATAGTTCAATGGATAGAACGATTCTCTCCTAAAGAATAAATGTAGGTTCGATTCCTATTAGCGAGACCAAACAGAATGTCGCCTTTGCTGACGGCGTACAGTAGGACAAATTGTCAGCAGTTTTACAGACCCCGCTTTGTTGGTTGTGCGTTAACAACTAACACAAATTTATGCCCCGTTCGTTCAATGGATAGGATACGATGCTACGAACGTCGGGACGGTGGTTCGATTCCATCACGGGGTGCCAACAATGGTGTTGTTAGTGTAGTGGTTGCACAGCTGTCTGTGAAACAGTTAGAGAGGGTTCGATTCCCCACTTCACCCCAAAAAATTTATAGTGAGTTGGGCGAGAGGCTTATGCCGTTAGTTTGCTAAACTGATGATTCGAAAGGATCCGTGGGTTCGAATCCCACACTCACTGCCAGTTTTATCTGCGTGTAATGTCAATCTGGTAGACGGCCTGGTTTGGAGCCAGGAGGCTGTAGGTTCAAATCCTACTACGCAGACCAATTTTGATCCGGTATGGTGTAATGGTAACACAACTGACTTTGACTCAGTCGTTCTAGGTTCGAGCCCTGGTACCGGTGCCAAGCTCTTGTAGTTAAGTGGTATAACGCTATCTTGGTAAGATAGAATCACAAGTTCAATTCTTGTCTAGAGCACCATACCGCTTTCGTATAATGGAAAATACAGCACTCTTCTAAAGTGCGAATATGGGTTCGATTCCTGTAAGCGGTGCCAAAATTTTATGCCCCTCTGGCCAAATTGGTAAAGGCAGCTCTCTCAAAAGGAGTGTTAGTAAGTCCCGGTTCGAGTCCGGGGAGGGGTACCAAATAATAAGTACAGTATGGATTTAGTTACTGTTACTTGTATTCGTGATATTAATGCAATGATAAAGCAGGCTGAAAGCATTCAGAAGTTTGTAAAGCCTTGCACACATTGGGTTATTTTAAATGATGAACATGTTGATAAAGAGTTGTGGAATAATGTCCTAACTCCTTTTTATACCAATCATAATTTAAAATTAGTAGTGCCAAAATGGAAACAATGGGATTTCAATTTTTTAACTAGACTATTTCATGTTCCATATCATCCTATGGGTTATAAAATTCAACAGGTACATAAGTTGTTGATTTCGGAAAAATTAACAGACGACTATTTGATAACTGATTCAGAAAATATTTTTATTAAACCAACTGATATTAATGATTGGCGAGATACAATAGGAAGTGGTACTACTATAGAGTTTTCTAAATTAGGAAGTTATAAAGAGACGATTCCTCATTATGCTAAAAAGATAGGTTGTGATATTCCAAATTTATTACTTGAACCAACCACACCATTTGTTATTAATTTGGAAGTGATGAAATCAGTAGAAAAACTTAGACCGTTATTAAAATGGTTTCATAAACTTAATAAAGTTCCGCAATCTGAATTCTTTTTATACTCATTACTAGCATATAAACATGGATTGTTTGATGGATGCACACCAAAAACTTCTAGTAGGTCTAGAATATTTTTAAAAGGTGAAGAGCATACTTTAGAAGATACTTGTTCATGGATAGTAGTTCGATATCGTTCCCGTTAATAGTGAGTTGGCAGAGTGGCTTATTGCACCACCTTGGAAAGGTGACGACCCGAAAGGATCCGTGAGTTCGAATCTCACACTCACTGCCATTTGTATTTTTTAAATACAGTATGAAAAAAGAATTGTTAATTGGTTGCGGTTCTCAAAGAGATAAACGAATCGCATTGGACAACGACCATACATGGTCAAATCTAACAACATTAGACATTTATGACCATCATAATCCAGATGTTGTTTGGGACTTGTGTAAATTTCCTTTGCCATTTGAAGATAATACGTTTGATGAAATTCATGCCTATGAAGTTTTAGAGCATACTGGGCAACAAGGCGATTATAAATTTTTCTTTGCACAGTTTACAGAATTTTGGCGTATATTAAAACCAAATGGATATATGTTTGCTACATGCCCAGCCTGGAATAGTATTTGGGCCTGGGGTGATCCTAGTCATACTAGAGTATTACAACATGTGCAACTAAATTTTTTAAGCCAAAAAGAATACACAAATCAAATTGGCAAAACACCAATGTCTGATTTTAGGTATCTATATAAAGCAGACTTTGAAAAAATTTATGATAAAACAACAGATGAAACATTTGCATTTGTTATACAAGCCATCAAACCTTCTAGAATTTCAATATAAACATTTGTTGTAAAAATACAACAAATATCTTAAAAAAATCGTTGACAGTCAATAACTTAGAAGCTATAATAGATGTATAAGTTGTTAAAGACGACAACAGAAATTGTTCATTAAAAATTAAAATTGTATAAAGCAAAGCCTTTATACACATGCACACAGAGGCGAACTAGACGCCTTTGGGAGGGACCCAGCCCTGCACCGTATGGAGCAGATAAGGTGGCCAGTTTCGGAGCTGGCGTGTGTGCAGTTGTATAAAGGTTTACGGGCAGTTTAATGTCCTGTAGGCGGCTTGCCGTTTACGAAGAATAACTGTGGTGACACAGCCAAAGATGGAATGCCTACATACCATCGCTAGAAATAGTTCGCTTAAACAAGCCTGCTCACTACCGCGAGGTAGCGTTCACTGATCAGACCGGTGGATGTAACAATGACGCAAGTGTTAGGGAAAGAATGTGTATCGACTGGCCCGCAAGGGAACCAGGGTGCATGAAAAGTAACAGGTGGTGCTGACTTCCTAACAAAACCAACTTGTTAATTGGTATGAGAAAGGGTAGCATATTTGTCCGAGGTGTCGCAACTAAGGGCTTGTATGCAATGTTAACGGTTAGTGGGGGCTGTCGGCAACGGCGGGGTCAACACATGTCGTGAAACATCACTGAGTAGTCCGCGAGACAAAAGGTACATGGTGAGTTGTATTATGCAGTCCAAAAGATTGTGTAGCAACAGTGGCAGCTCATCGTAGTAGGTTTGATATAGCGTAATGGTAACGCAATTGCCTCTTAAGCAATGGACTGTTGGTTCGATCCCAACTATCGATTATAAAAATGCAAAGACTGCCACGGTCATGTGTGAAAAGTATCTAATACTTGAGCCGCAAGGTAATCAAGTTTAGTGAAGCTCGCAAGGTGACACTAATTTGTGGAGGGGGGTTCGTAACGGTTTAGCGACTGTGAATGGCTCGCAAGGTCAACGGAATGGAATCCGCAGAATAGCACATGATGACAAGTCTACTGCCTGACTTTAAAAACGGCGATACTGGTAGCAGACCGAGATACCGCAAGGGTTTCGGTGGATGTCGAGAGAAGGTATGCTCGCAAGGTGTACTATAATGCTCGAGGTGTTACTGGTTAAGATGTAATCTCAGTCTTAACACTTTTCTAAAACACATTAGACGAATGGATACAATCTGTAGGCATACAGAAGTAACAGAGCGGTTAGTGTGTTTTAGAAAAGTATCTATATTGGCCCGTTAGCTCAGTCTGGCCTAAGGCGCCGCCCTGTCACGGCGGAGATCACCGGTTCGAATCCGGTACGGGTCGCCAAGTTTTGTTGTAGTGTCAGCAAGAGAATGTCACGCTATCTAGGTAAGTTCGAACTACCAAAATAGTAAAAGGGGACGGGTTCAACTCCCGGGCGATCGGAAGATCGCCGCAGTATGGTTGCTAACTGGACTAGTATCCCAAGTGACTTACCGAGTCCTGCCCGGGCTAGTTAATCCAGGTGAATGGTGTCGATAACGATGGCGGCACTACTGCAACAAATTCATTTATGCACCGTTCGTCTATCGGTCTAGGACACCGCCCTTTCACGGCGGGAAGAGGAGTTCGATTCTCCTACGGTGTACCAGTTCCGGTTACTACTTTCCTGAAAGTAGCGTGTGGCGACGATAATGATCCCGGTGGCAGAAAACCGTTAGCGAGGCAACCCCTCAGACACTGCTAGGCAGAATCCTAACTGCACACAGACACGAGAATAAACGGGATGGACAGAGTAACAGCTCAGTCTAGGGGCTCGACTGGAAAACGAGTAGCCTGACACTAATTTGGAGATCGAGAAGCATTGGTGACTTCAGCAGACTGTAAATCTGTCGCCTCCGGCATACGGGGTTCGAATCCCTGGATCTCCACCAAATTGTTTTAACAAGGTGCTTGACATCGTTAAATACTCTTGCTAAAATAAATGAAGTTAGCAAATGTTCTTTAAAAGTTTTTGCCCCGATGGTGGAATTGGTAGACACGCTGGTCTTAGAAGCCAGTGCTTAGGCGTGAGAGTTCGAGTCTCTCTTGGGGCACCATTAATTAGTAGCATAGCTCGTCGGGCTACGTACAAGCCTAACCTTGTCCAAAGCGGGAAGCCTATGATACTAGTAACTAGACGGCATAGCGCAGTCTAACAATAGGTAGCAAAGAGGATAGTAAACTGTGCTACTAATTAATGGTTACGGAGCGTTGGCCGAGTTGGTCGAAGGCACCTTCCTGCTAAGAAGGCATACGGGCAAAAACCTGTATCATTAGTTCGAATCTAATACGCTCCGCCAAGTTTTTTAAATGAGGATATTATGGCAAAAAGTCAAAATTCAACACACAAAAGAGTTCACAAAAGTACTTGCCAAAATGGTAGCAAGACATCTACTGTTAATAAGAGTAGAAAAGGTCATAAGAGATATAGAGGGCAAGGACGCTAATAAGTCAATGCCGGATTAGCTCAGGGGTAGAGCAACCGCCTTGTAAGCGGTAGGTCGTCAGTTCAAATCCGACATCCGGCACCAACATTGAGGTAATAGTAATGGCACGTAAAAAGAAATCAGAAGAAGAAACAATTAAGGAAATTGCAAAGTTAGTTGCAGAAGTTACCTTGCAAGATACTGATCCTATAGTTATTAAAGTTGTCAAAGGAAGTCACTTGACAGTGACACATTATAGTGATGGTAAAACAAAACTTGAATGGGACGACGATGCACTACTTCGTGATGTAAAAGATGCTATTGCTAGTGTTCAAGTAACTGAACAAACAGTTAAAAAAACACGAAAGAAAAAAGTTAGTTAAGATTTTCGGAGTGTAGCGCAGTCTGGTAGCGCACCTGGTTTGGGACCAGGGGGTCCAAGGTTCGAATCCTTGTACTCCGACCAAGACGTTCTGTCTAATCAACAGATACTGTGACCCGCAGGATGAGAAGTACAGTGATATGTACGGGTGGTAGTCTTTAAACCGAAAGGCCGCTGGCAGTGCGAGAACGGAACCCGTCGTGGAGAGGGTGGAGGCCGTGCGTGATGGTATGTAGTGTAAAGACTACTACTTGATGCGGTATAATTACCTCCGGGGTTCGCAGAGCATTTTGAATTAAGGATATTACATGCCAATGTATGAAACAACTGTTAGAACACCACAAGGTGAAGAAAAGAAACGTATTTACGCTAAAGACGTAAAAGAAGCAAAACAGCTTTTCGAACAACTATATGGTGGTCCTAGAGCAGTTCCATATATACCTCATGTGGTACCAAGTTAATCGCGTGTGAGACGATGTGGGGGTGTAGCTCAGTTGGGAGAGCGGCGGCTTTGCAAGCCGTAGGTCGCAGGTTCGATCCCTGTCACCTCCACCAAATTTAAAGAGGATAATATGTCAGAACAAGTTCAAGAAAATACATGTGGGTGTGGTCGTAGTCCAACTGGTCAATGTTGTGGATGGCACAGCTTGACAGAAGAGGATTTTCAAGTTAAACTAAAAGAATATTTTGAATCACAAGACAATAAGTCTGAATAAAATATGCGGGGTTCGTATAGTGGTAATACCTCAGCCTTCCAAGCTGATGCGGAGAGTTCGATTCTCTTACCCCGCTCCAAATAACCCGTTTACACTTGCCCGTTAATCAAGTGCGTAATTACAGTAACGAGAACTGTACGGTGCATTGGATCCACCGCAAGGCCCTCTTTAGGGGCGACTTGAAAAATCACAAAGGCGGGGACATTGCCCGTCTAAATGGAAAAGAATGTGGACAGGGTAACCACCCAGTTTAGGGCACTTGTGGTGAGAGTAGCTAGACACTTTATAGATGCTCTTTGAGTAGCTACAGTGGAACACCGAAATACTTGTCAATGTCGACCATGTACAAGGACCGGCCATGAAGAGTAGGGCTACCGAGAATTCAAGCGTCACAGAGAGCACCTATAAAGTAATTTATTCCCTGGTAGCTCAGCGGTAGAGCAGTTGGCTGTTAACCAATTGGTCGTAGGTTCGATCCCTGCCCGGGGAGCCATTTAAAAAGGAAAATATATGCAAGTAAGAGCACGACACATTTTAGTAGAGAACTTAGAATTGGCTAATAAAATTATTAGTCAGTTAGATACAGGCGAAAGTTTTGCACAATTGGCAAAAGCACATAGTAAATGTGGTAGCGCACACAGAGGCGGAGATTTAGGAACGTTTGGTCCTGGTCAGATGGTTAAGCCCTTTGAAGAAGCAACTTTTGCTCTAGCAGTAAATGAAACTGGCAAACAGCCAATACAAACACAATTTGGATATCATATTATCCAACGTACAGAATAAACTAACGCGGGTTAGAGAAACGGTAACTCACGAGTCTCATAAGCTCGAGATCCTGGTTCGATTCCGGGACCCGCAACCATTTTAGAAGAGGCAACTATGTTAGAATGTTTAATTATTGGCGATAGTATAGCAGTAGGAACATCAATGGCACGACCAGAATGCGTAAGTTATTCTAAAGGTGGCTGGAACAGTTGGCAATGGAATAAAGATTATTTGAGTAAAGCATCAAGTCACTCTGCTAAAACTATTATCATTAGTTTAGGAGCCAATGACCATAAAGGTGTTAAGACAGAAGCAGAACTTCGTAAAATGCGTGAATCCATTAAAGGTGACCGTGTATTTTGGATTGACCCTGGTCAAGAAAGAAAACCCATTCCACATGATGCTATTGTTCGAATTGCAAAAGAATATGGCGATGTGATTTTACCTAGACCAAAAGATCACATGAGTGCCGATGGTGTCCATCCTACCGGAAAAGGTTATAGAGTTCTTGCATCTCAAACAAAATAATAGTATAATAAAAAATATTAAGCGCATCGTTAGCTCAGTGGTAGAGCAGGGCCCTTACAAGGCCAAGGTCGGGAGTTCAACCCTCTCACGATGCACCACTTAACACACATAGAAAGGTCATCATAATGGACATGGATCAATCCGCAATTTTTTTGGCGGGAAGTATTTTAACAATTTTGGGTTTTGTTGTAATTGCTATAGGTGTTATTGTAATTAATAATATAGCATCAAAATATTGGAAACCTGTTACTATTTTTACTAGGGAAAGTTTCAGTCTTTTTGGAAATCCTAGCAATCATACACCAATCAATCCTCTTAATGATGAAGAGTACGAAGAATTGGTGAAACATTTAGAAACCATTCGTTCTGCAAAAGAACAAGAAAAGAAAAAGAAATGAACAAAGACATGTATCCACTCCCTGCCCGAGCAATTGGGTATGATGAAATGATGCGATACTGTGATAATCTAATGGTCAAAGTTGCAGCCTGGAAGCCAGATGAAATCATTGGAGTTGCTAGGAGTGGTATGCCTTTTGCAACGTTTATTGCACAGAAACTTAATTTGGATTTAGGTTACTACAATCCAAAATTTGAACATTTCCAGGTAGCCAATCCAAACTCAAAGCGTATAATGATCATTGATGAGAACTTTGTCAGTGGTGGAACCCAAAAACAAATTCATCAGTTTATGGAAAAAATCAAATACGAGCATGAGTACATGGTAGGTTGCGTAATGTTAGATTTGTTTTGCCCAGACAAAAATTGTCTATATGGAAAATTGTTAGACTTTTGGGCAGACGACATGGCTTGTTTTTTTAAACCTATTAATATTGAGGAACGTGGTGTCAGATTCCGTGATTAAAATTGCATTTGATTTGGATGGTGTCTTAGTGCCAGATTGTGATCAAATTCCATTTATTAAAAGTTTAGATGACTTCTATGGTCTAACAATGTATATGAAACCGTTGTTTAACCCATCAGGTCCATATGCTATTATCACCGCAAGACCTGCTAGTCACAGAAGTACCACTTGGACTTGGTGTAATAGACACTTAATTGAACTTCCTAATAGATTGTTTCATGAATGTTTAGATGAAACTCCAGGTGCCTATAAAGAAAAAATTTTAAACGATAATCCAAATATTCAAACTTACGTGGAGTCTGATGAAGGAATCGTTAAATATCTTAGAAATAATGTTAAGACAGGATGTGAAATAATATTTTTTGATGAATATATTTCAAGTCTTTTTAGAAAGGAAAAATGACGCTAGATCAAATTCTGTATGCTAATTTAGCATTTTTTATTCTAATTGGAATAGTATATTCTCATTCTAAATGGGAAAAAATTAAATCATGTTACGGAATGTGGTTTACTCGAGAATACTGGACTGATTATAATATTGTAGAATTTGCCAGCTGGGCCGCTAAAGCAGTAATTATTGTTCCTAGTTTGATTTTTGGAATACAAGTTTGGTGGTTATTTTTCTTAACATTGTTTACTAGTCTTACACTAATATGGGCTAGTAACAAAAAACTACTTCCAACTCTAGTAGGATTTAATACTATATGGGTATGGATCAGTTGTATGGTATTAGCACAACATTTAGTGCGGGTATGATGTAAAGGTAACCTGAATCCTTGCCAAGGATTATTTGCGAGTTCGATTCTCGCTACCCGCTCCAACTATTATGGCCTCAGTCACTAAGACATAGTACTTACACTGAGGTTTTTCTTTATCTGCATATTTTTCTTGCAGTTTATATAAGTAAGATTATATGCTACTATTAATCCAAGACATTTCTAATCCACTATTGCAGTACATTAAGGACGACCCAGTTCGCCCTGAATTACCTGTGGATTTTAGAATTGGTAAAAATAAATTTGTTAGTAGCTTAGTTGAAGACGAAAAGCCAAAAGCTATAGTGTGTGTTAGTCTTCATGACTTTGTTCCCAGTTCTGTTAACGAATTGATTAACGAACCAGACGTACCAACGACCGCCATTTTTTACACAATATGGAGTTACGCTCCAGGAGCAGGTGTAGAATTGTTAAGAGAAACGGTCAACCAAATTAAAAAAACTTTCCCTACCATTACAAGATTTGTAACACTTAGTCCAAAAACCGAAATGGCTCGTAAGTTCCATTTGAAAAACGGTGCTATTATTTTCCGTGAAAATTTGGATACAGTTAATTACGAATATTCGGTCATCTAATTGTTGTAAAAATACAACACTTCTAGAATTGACAAAACCGAACTCTGATGTTATACTGTAAGTACAGTAAAAGAAAGGAGTCGAATATGCCTAGAATTGCAAAACCAGTTGGTTATCGTGTTTCACTCACAGAGTATGAACGCGGTTGGGGTCAAAAACCTTGGGATGATGTGTATTTTGACAATGAAGCAGAAGCTCGGCAATATGCTATCGACTACAATCTAAAACACAACAACGAAAAAGTTGTTCCAGATTGGTACGTAATTGCTCGTTATGAAGGAGCAGTATGATGGAAGCCCTTAAAGAAATCACTGTTTGGAAAGACATAACTCATCAGCCTAATCACATCTATTTGATGGAAGGTGACAAGATGCATGCCTACATCAAATGGGGTCAAGGCAAACCTGAATATTTTAAAAACCCTATTCGAATTGAGAAGTCTGTGGTAACTAGAACCAGAGAAGTCGTTGTAGTGAACAAATGCCAATGTCGTCAATGTGGCGACATTATTGAAAGCAAACACAGACATGATTTTGTGAGTTGCAAATGTGGTGCCATTTTTACTGATGGAGGCAAGGCCTATATCCGTCGTGGTGCTAAGGATTTTAACGACATTATTGATATGTCTGAGACTTATACAGAGGAGTATGAGTCTGAATGGTAAAGGATTTAGATGTTTATAGTAGAAAGTAAAGAAGTAAGTAAAGAGTTTGTCACTCTTGATGAGGCAATGAAGTTTAGTAAAGAGCTAAACTGTTTTGTTAGCATCAAAGGTAGAGATATGGAATTGGTTGGCATATTTGGTGCCGACGAAGTTAAGGATGGTAAACTTCCTAGCGGAGTAGATTATACTTGGAAAAAACGGAGAATTTAAATGGAGATATCTGGAGTACAACAAGCACAGATTCAAAGATACAATTTAGAACAGGTTCGTTTCCAAGAGAAAAGAGACGAAGACTATCGTAAACTTGTAGAAAAAAGAAATCTTGACAGGATAGCTGAAGAAAGAGTAGAACGAAATATTCGTTTGGATTTGGACAAAGGTCGCAATATTGACATAAAATGTTAAGGAGGCACGTATGCCTTGGATTGAAAACGTAGCCGCAGATGATATCCCAAAAAGATTTCATCACGAGGCCGGGGAGAACAGTATGCTGATCAGCATTGTTGATCCAGCAAGTTGGCGTCCTACTCCTGCACACAAGTTCAAAGAAATTCATAACTTTGAATTTTTGGATGTAGAGGAAAAGGACGAAGTGTTGGAAGAAGCAATGAAATGCAGTCAAGAGCAGGCTAACGAGCTTGTTCGTTTGCTACAACATGCAAAGGACAATCACATGAATGTTGTTGTTCATTGCTTCGCAGGCATCTGTCGTAGTGGTGCAGTGTGCGAAGTCGGAGTTATGATGGGTTTTCAGGATACTGGTCGTTTCCGTAGCCCAAACTTGCTAGTCAAGCATCGTATGATGAAGGCGTTGGGTTGGACCTATGATGAAAACGAAAAGCCCAACATTGATGATTGGAGAACTTTTAGGAGTGTTGAATGAGTTTGTATAACACACTTTTTGGTATGAACCCAGATACAGATAAAATTCTGGAGTTCCTTGGTAAGACTCGTGAGGACTTTGGACGTTTTCGTAATGTCTATATGGAAGATGGATACATCGTTGTCCATACTCGAAATGGTGGCGGAAATCGAGAAGATTATGAGTATGTCTTTGATGAAATGAGTGAACACCCGTGGTACAGTCACGACGCAGATGACGATTTTGATTGTACCTACGCCAACATTTATTTCAAAGTTCCTAATGACTCTAATAAGACTCTTTTGGGACTACATACTTTCAATGAAGGCACCAATCCAAAAACAGAATGGGCAATGATGCTTGCTCACATGGAAGCATTAAAAAAGTAAATTGGTTAAATCGGCAGTCTGGAACTTGACAGATAAGTAGTATGGCTATATAATTATAATGTGGTCGTAAGCAAATCGGGAAAGCTCCAGGCTCGCTGTGAAGCGATGCTATGGGTCGGGCAACGTCTTAGACAACGCCTATGGAGGTTCGAACCCTTCCGACCACACCATTTTTAACACACACACACTGGAGTTTGATATGAAAAAGATTTTGTTATTTTTTGTTCTTTTTGGTTTCATTAATTACTCAGTTGCTGGCAATGATCCTTATCTGTCTGCTACAGAAACATATGACGCCACTAAAAAATTAACAAACACTTCTAAAATAACTTGGATTACAGTTGACGAAAAAGATGTTTTAAAAACTTGCAGAGAAAAAGGTGTAGAGTTGAAGTCTAAAACAAACTTTATCGATCCTAGAGCATGTAGTTTTTGGACTAAAGATTTCTGTATTGTGATTACAAGTAAAACCCCAATTTTGGGTTCCTTAGAACACGAAATTCGGCATTGTTTTCAGGGACACTGGCATTAATTTCTGATGCTCAGTTCTCTCAAATAAATATTAATTTGAATAGAAGATGAGCAAACCTTTAGATTACACCACCGCACAAGAACGAGTAGAATCCAAACTACTTAATTCACACGTACATTTTTTGACGGGTGACATTGATGAAGACACTATTCGATCAGCAATTCAATGGCTTGTCTATGAAAATCTCAGTAATGAATCCAAAACACTGACGTTATACGTTAATACACAAGGCGGTGATTTATATCAAGCATTTGCTTTGATTGACCTAATGCGAGTTAGTAAACATACCATTAGGACAATTGGTATTGGTAGTGTTATGAGTGCTGGATTTTTAATATTTGTTTCAGGAACTCCTGGTAATAGAATAATTGCACCAAATACTGGTATCATGTGTCATCAATATAGTGACTGTACAGAAGGCAAGCATCATGACCTAAAAGCCACTATGCAGGAAGGCGAACATTGTAATAATCGAATGTTAGAAATAATTGAAAGCGCCTGTGAATTAGATGCCAAAACTATCAAAAGAAAACTTCTTTGTCCAACTGACACTTATCTAACTGCCTCTGAATTATTAGTATTAGGTTTGGCAGATTCACTATTGACATAATCTTAATTAATTGTTATAATTGTTTTGTTAGTTAGGCGAAAGTCAAACTAACCGGCGATGTAAAAGGTAGACGAGGATAGGCGCTGTTATCGCTTCGTGCGATGACGAAAATTACTGGCAAGCACGCCTTGAAAACGTGCCCGTGCTTGAGTGATCCGAAATCATATACCTTTGTCATTTGTACTCGGAAATATTCAAGCCTCTGTGCATTGTATTTTGTACTTTGGCTTAGGGCTAGTCCCGTTTGCATATTGTCCGGTCTATTACTTGACCTTTTACAGGACCGTTAACTTTTTGAATAGGTAAAAAAAATGGAAAAGAAATTTCAAAGTCGTGGTCCCAATCTTGATACAGATTTGTGTGTTAAAAACTTTGGCGACAATAGGTTCAGTATGGTCATTGGCGCTTCGTTAAGAGCGAAAGAAATTAAACGTAATAACAAAGAGAGTGAAAGATTTGAACACACTCATCCAGTTATGACAGCACTAATGGAAATCCAAGAAGGTAAAGTTGGGCCAGAAATACTTGACAAATTACGTAAGAAAAAATAAAATTAAAGAAACAAAGGGATACAGATATGAACGTTTCACTACGCAAAGCAAACGCTATTCAAAATTCAATTAATGATATCATCAAAGGTATCAAAATCAATCTAACTGCGGAGTTCAATGAATTCCAAGATCCAGCAGTTGAGCTTCAAAGACTAAACACAGAAGTGTTTATCAATGATCAACGTCGTAGCGATTTACTCACTGCTCAATTTAGCATTCGTGGTCTTGTTGGTGCGGCCAATGCTACCAGCGGTGTTGATGCTAAACTAACACAGGCTGCTTTCATTGACAAACGTATTGCTCAACTGGAAACATTTGCCGGTGCAGAAGTGATGACAGATATGGCTGTGATTTCTGGCAAATTAGAAAAGATTCGAACCCGTGTAAACGACAACAGTCGTGCAAGCATTTATGGTCGCGATGATACTGTACACACTGCATTGTTGACCAAAGCGCAGATTGATACTGCAAAAAGCATGATTCGTGATCTTAGGAATCAAAAACAAAAACTCAATGATGAAATTCTTGAGTTGAATGTGCGTACAGAAATCACATTGACCAATGATGTTGAACAAATTCTTCGTACAGAAGGTTTGGTTTGAAACAAAAGTATATTGAGCTGTATATGGATTGGGCCGCTCGTTCGGCTCAATTGAGTCATGCCAAAAGACTACAAGTTGGTGCAGTCATTGTAAAAGATGACAGTGTTATTAGCTACGGCTATAACGGTATGCCTGCAGGTTGGGATAACAACTGCGAAGATAAAGAATACATGAGTCATGACGCAGGCGGATGGCTCAATCCAGATGAAATTGAAGAACGCTGGCCATTTGAAGAAGAGGAGCAGGGTCCTTACTACGAATCTAGTAGACGCTATCGACTTAAAACTAAACCAGAGGTCTTACATGCTGAGTCTAATGCAATCGCTAAATTGGCAAAAAGTTCAAGCAGTGGTAACGGCGCTAGTATTTTTATTACTCATGCTCCATGTCACGACTGCGCGAAACTCATTTATCAGAGCGGTATCAGTAGTGTATACTATCGTAGTGCTTATCGGGATAATGCAGGGTTAGAATTTTTAGAGAAGTCTGGAATAGAAGTTAAACAAATTAATAAGGAAATAAAATGAAATCAGGTCCAAATTACAAAATGTCTAAAACACTGAAGGCAAGTCTTGCTCTTAGTTCTTTTCAAGATCCTCATAAAAAAGGACAATGGAAACGTGCAATGATTGATGCAGAGATTTCCGCGTCTTTCCAACCAAAGCGTGAAAAGGGTCGAAAAGACCAAACTGCATCGCAAGATTAAATACTGTGACAGTAGAACCAGACGTGTAACGTCAGAAGGAGTGCAAGTCTACCTAGTTCGGGCGGAGAACATATAGTCTACTGTATCCGTCACAGTTAAGGAAAATAATGAACATAGATTTTTCAAATCTTGAAACACAAGGTTATATAGTGATACCTAACTTTTTATCAATTGAAGAAATTGATATGTTCATTACTGATAAAAATACCAGTACAAGATTGTTTAATAGTTTTCATAGCATACCAATGCCATCAAAAACTATTCTTGAAAAAATTTCACCTAAAGTATTAGACCTAATGAATCAGATTGGTGACAATACGTCAATTAAAACCAATGTGATATCAATGTTATCCTTATATATGGATACGTCTAATTTTCAAATGCCTTGGCATCAAGATCATGTGTCATGGTACATTGATCAACATCATGATAATTATTTAAATTTTTATATTTCAATTATTAAACCTAATTCAAATTTATCAGGATTGAGTTTGATTCCTTACGATGTTATTGATAAAAATTTTCCTGAGTACAAAGAAAAATTTTTAGGGAAAGGGGCTAAAAGATTTTTCCCAAATAATAACAAGACAACTGTATTTGATGACGAAACTGGTGAGGAATATGATTTACCTATCAATATTGACAATGTACAAGTGTCCCCAAAAATAAATCCTGGTGATGCTTTGATATTGAGAGGTGATGTAATTCATAAAACACAAGACACATTAACCAATCGTTTATCTGTTACAATTAGATGTTTGGATGGTAACTTTGTTGTTAGTAAAAAGAAAATGTTAAGTACTGAATGTAAGACAAAAAGTTCAATTTTAACATCAAATTTAGATCTTTATAGAGCAGTGATAAATGCTTATGGTGATAAAGAAACTATGACCATTTTTGAACTGTATGAAAAATGGAATTGAGGAATTGTTGTAATCCCTTCAAAGCGAAGGCATCTTGGACGGGGGTTCGATTCCCCCCGGGTCCACCATAAGGAGATTAGTATGAACGACGATTTAACTCCCCTAGCAATAGGCGTAGTGGTTGTTTTAGTAGTTTTTGCTCTAGTCCTTTTATGATGGGCCCGACCGGTTTCGACAGGGTGAGATAGTAGAGACGGCAACACGGTAGGCGATGACCGTAAATCAAGCAAAACAAGTAAATGCAAATGCAAAAGCAATTACAACTGAAGCAGAAGTAATGACTTTCACCTGGGATCTTCCAGCTAACGAAAGCCGTTACGCTCTAGCAGCCTAAGAAACTGCACTTCCGAGGTAGGACTTACCTTGTTATCAAAACAACCAAATAGCACCTTCGGGTGCTATTTTTTGATTATCTCGGATAAACTAGTACGCTTTCCTCAGTACCAACAATTGGATCAACAATAAGTTTGCCAAATCCCAACATTGTTTCGTTAGAGTTAATAGCAATTTCTTTATTGTTGTTACTGTTAGTTATGGCAAGATCAGTACTTTTCCCAATACCATAAATTTGAGTAAGACTAGGTACAAGTACACTAGCCCACTTCAACGCAGTGTCGCCGACGCTGGTTGGCTGTTCAATTCTAGGACTGTTATTAGACTGTGTTCCCTGCTGTAGTGCGATAACTGCTGCCACTCGAGCAGTAGTGTCTCCACTGTTGGCGATTGCTTGTAATGTTTTATATCGTTCAATGTCTGCTTGTGCTCGCGCAACTGCAATATTTTCTTGAGTTTGAGCATATTGTTGATAATTCCCAGATGCGCATCCGGTTAGAAAAATTAAGCCAATTGATATGGCTAGAACAGATTTGTTCATGATGGTAGTTTCCTTATAAATGTTTTTATTTGGAAACTACTTAGATCAACTTACTCCCAATTTACATTGGCATAAGACTTAACAGCGAAGGAATTGCTTTAAGCAGTCTCAAATGTATTTATTGCATTTAAATTCTCTAATAGTACTTTTAGGTGCTATTTTTTGGCTGAATTTTTGTAAATATCCGTATAGATTCAGGAGCGATGAATGGATCCAGTAACGCTGTTTGCCCTTGCTAATGGAGCAGTCAGTGCCGTTAAAGCAGGATGTAAACTTTATAAAGATATAAAGAGTGCGGCAGGGGACGTCAAAGATGTTCTCAAGGATCTGGACGACCAATTCCACAAACGCTGGGAAGGTAAAGCTGTACCTGTTGAAGCCAAAAATCAATACATCAAAGAAAAAAATCGTGTCATAGAGCTAAACAAAAAAGACGGCGAGACTACCAACATCTATCAAGAAATTGGAAATCATTTGGGAGCCTATTACGACAACTACTATAAGTGTTTGGCTATCTTTGAAGAAGAGGAGCGTCGTAGTAAAACTGAAGTCTATCATGGAGATGATAGTTTGGGCAAACGTGCTCTACAACGTGTACTCATGCGTAAGCAATTAGAACAAATGAGTAGTGAACTTAGAGAGCTCATGGTCTATCAGAGCCCACCTGAATTAGGTGCTCTATATACTGAAGTAGAAGAAATGATGAAAATCATGGGCAAGGAACAAAAAGTTGCTGTTGCCAATGAAATGAGAAGAGCTGAGATAGAAAGAAAAAGAAAAAAGGCTCGTAATGATAAAATGACAGAGCAAGCTGCTCTAGGTGGTGGTGTGATTATTACCATGTTTATTGTAGCTTATATTTTTATGCTTGTGATTGCTGGAAGGATTGAAAAACATCCAGAACTTGGAAACTGTGCAGTTCCAAAAGGTTCATACCTTTATAAAAAATGGACCAATACTGTTTGGTCTGAATGCGAATAATCTATTATTGATTTCTCCTATAAGCGTCATTGAAAAATACCATAGCAAAAATCTATTAATCTGCTTGATTTATAGGTTAAATAAATGTATAATATTATACATGGAACAATAGTTCTTAGGTTTTCAAACACACACAAAAGGAGATATTATGAAAACAGTTGGACATAAATTAGAAAAATTCGCAATCACTGGTGTTAAACCAGGTCAGCCAGAAGATGCTTTCTTTGACATTACAGATGAAAGTTTTGCTGGCAAGTGGAAGGTAATCGTTTACTATCCAAAGGACTTCACATTTGTTTGTCCTACAGAAATTGTAGCCTATGACAAACTAGCAGGCGACTTTGCTGATCGTGATGCAGTATTGCTAACAGGTAGCACAGATAATGAATTCTGTAAAGTTAGCTGGCAGAAAGCACACCCAGATCTACAAAAAATCACTCACACCCAGTTCGCTGACACACAGCGTGGTGAGTTGAGCTTGATCGAACAACTTGGTGTATTTTACGCTCCAGCAGGTGCCGCACTTCGCGCAACATTCATTGTTGACCCAGACAACGTTATCCAACACGTTACTGTCAACAACTTAAACGTTGGTCGTAGCCCAGAAGAAACATTGCGTGTACTTGACGCATTGCAAACTGGTGAACTATGTGCTTGTAACCGTACAGTAGGCGGGGAGACATTATAATGGCATTCATTGACGCAATTAAAACTGCGTTGCCAGAATATGCAAAGGACACCAAGTTAAACTTAGACGCTGTCCTTTTGCGTAGCACATTGGATGCAGATGTGGCTATGGGTTGTGCTGTGGCCGCACTCGCCGCAACTGGTAACGGTAAGGTACTTGCTGTCATGTTAGCAGACGCACCTGTTCACTCAGAATCAGCAATGACAGCCGCAAGTATTATGGCACAGAACAATGTATGGTATCCATATGTTGAGATGGCAGATGACGAACAGCTAAAAGGTTTACCAGCACAATTACGTATGAATGCTATTGCAAGCCATGGCGGAACTACAAAAGCAAACTTTGAAGCATTTAGTTTGGCAGCTAGTATTGTTGGCAAGTGTCATTTCTGTGTTAAGGCACACTATGACACACTCAAGAAGGAAGGCTACACAGTAGAACAACTTCGCGATATTGGACGTATTGCCAGTGTAATGAACTCAGTTGCCAAAGTTTTGAATAGTTAATTCTGCGATAGTAGATTAATGATTTTCAGTATGTTTTTCGTGGTAGTTTTCATGTAATATAATGATACATACTAGTGCAATAAAAAGTATGTTTATTTTATATTAACAAAGGAGAATTACTATGTGGACAAAGCCAGAAGCAACTGAAATGCGCTACGGTTTCGAAATCACAATGTATATCGCAAATCGATAATACAAATGCCCCGCAAGGGGCATTTTTTTGAGCAAATTTTCTGTCAACAAAAGTGTTATCTAATGCGTTATATGTATAGCACATGAACAATGTGTATTTTAAAAAGGAAAATTAAAATGAAATTAATCGCAACTCTAGTAGCATCTATGTTTGCAGTAACAGCTTTTGCGGCAGAACCAGCTAAGAAAGAAGAAAAGAAAGTTGAAGCCAAGCCAGCCGCAACTACACCATCTGCTCCAGCGTCCAAGCCAGCTGAAAAGAAGGCTGCTGACGCCACCAAAAGCGACGCCAAAAAAGCCGAGCCTGCTAAGAAGTAATCCTCATAGACTTGCTGTTCTAAATCTTGAAGATTGTGAAATTGAGTTCGTATTTGATGATGCGTTACATCGAGGATACAGTAGGCCAAGAATAGAAGAGCTAGATGAAGATGACGATCTTCCAGAATATATAAAATGGAGATTGTTTTTAGCTAGACAATTAGCATTATTGAAGTATAAAGAAAAGTGGGCTTAATTGCCCACTTTTTTTGGTTAAATTTCTGATTGACTTTTGATAAAACCTATGCTATAATAATCACATATTAAGTTAAAAAGGTGCTCACAATGACTGTGGAACAAGTTATCCAAAAAGAGCTTGATCATTTCAATATCAAAGCTGAAGTAATAACCAAACAGTTTAAATTTCACACTACCATTCCAGATAAGCATAATGGTGTTTATATCATTTCAGAAAATGATAAAGTAGTATATGTTGGCAAGGGTTGGATTCGTGCTCGTCAAAAGAAGCACTGGGAAAAGGCTCTTCATGAATTAAAACGCGGAACTAATGACACCAAAGGATGGGCGTGGTTGCGTGAAAATTATTCGGTGTATAACCTAAATCCAGAAAATTGGGTAGTACGTTATATGATCCTTCACAAGGAAACCGAACTAACTGCAATGGAGGGAGCATTGATCCACCTATTGCAACCGCTGGCAAATGATGAAACATTTGTTGATAACGCTCGTACTTTGAAAGGTTAAAAATGAGCATTCAAAATTCTCTTCCTGGTTCTATTGTCAAGAAATTGACGCCTGCACAAGTTTGGAACGCACGATACAACACCAACGCCAGTGTGTTTGTTAGTGCTAAGAAACGTATTGATGAATATTGTAAGGCAGTCCCTGGTGCAATGACTGAACTGCAAAATGTTCTCAAAGATTTTAGGAAATTTAATCCTAATCTTACACGAGCTAACATGAAACTAGCCAAAGCTCATACTGCCAAACTTGGCGACATTCGCATTGACGATACAATGAATCGTCCTTTGGATTGGGAACATGTTTTAAACATCCTACGCAATTACTCTGCGACACGTGTTCTTGCTATTAATGTATATGAAGATCCTGAATTGCCTGGCTGTTTGATTGCTTGGGACGGCCAACACACTATGATTGTGTTGTATATTATCTACACAATGGTGTTTGAAGCATCAGCCAGCGATGTTGATGTGCCTGTTGTTATCAGTCCTACTAATGATAAAGCAGAAATTCGAGAAAATTTTATTATCCTAAACACTAGCGAAAGCAAGGGTGGCGGTAAGAAAGACCTAGACCCATTGGACTTGTTTAGTCAAAAGGTTTTTGGTGTGCGTATGGATAATTCCAACAAACTGGATTGGTTGGCGGCTGAACGTAAGCAACGTCTGCTTGAAAGTGCAGACTTGTTCTTAACCAGTTCTGCATATCAGAATACCACTGATGATGGGGCTATTACTCATGTTAGTAACATCATTGATGAAGCTGAGCCAATTGTAGAACAGTTCTGCAAATATTGGAATCAACGCAAGACTTACGAAGTGCGTCATGTTGAAACTAAAGAAATCATCATGCTATGTGAATTCTTCCGTGCTTGTGCAGATGACCCCAGTGTCGTAGTTGATGACAAATTTATTGCAGACGTAACTAAAATCTTTTGGAATTCTTTTGAATGCGAGTTTACTGGTCAAAAAGGTCTTAACATTTTTTGGCGCAAACTTGATGGTGCATATCAAAATTGGTATGACGCTGTTTATAAAGAGCCAGAAATTGGACAAGATGATCTGCGTCCCACACGTTATATCATGACCAATAACGGTAAATGGCAGAACACTTATGGTGTAACTTTCTTGATATTTTTGCTTAAGAAAAATGGCTTTAAGCAAACATTGCCTAAGCCACCTACTGAGTTTAAGCCTGCCAAAGCAGACCTTTGGTAATTAACCTGCTGTAACGTCTGTGGATGCGTTAGCAATAGCGTGTCCACAGCTTGCAACATCACCTAGTCTTGCAACTGGTATTCCTTCAGCAGTAACAGAGTTTGATCCGTTTGTTATAACATTTCCAGAGTGTGGTGATTTTCCATGAGGAGCAACTACACTGCCCAATTGGGCTAGAGGAATTCCATTAGCTGTAACTGTACTAGCACCATTTATAATTGTGCCACCTGCTACATCTCCAATCCTGGCTACAAATGGCATTTAAATTCCAGGTGGAGTTGGAGGAATTGGGAACTGGTCTTCTGCACCTGCTAAAGTGTTTCTTCTTTCCAAAACTGCTTTATTGACAGAATAATTATTTCCCGCAGTTAAACTCTTAACACCTACAGCCGTCCCCCTATTTGCTTTGAGTAATTGTAAATTGATAGCCTGAATTTGTAATGTAATGTTACCCAAAGCAGTGGCAACTGAACCTGCTTTTAATGCAACACTTGACATGGAAGTTACAAGCGTTTGTAACTCTACACTATTATCTGGACCAGTTGCAGGTGCTATTGATATCATGATGTTGACTCCGGTGTAACTGGTATTGGAGGAACATTGGAAGCCAATGCAGTAGTTACTAAAGTTGTATTAGCAACATCTTCTGGACTAACTGTCCTAAAATCACCAGTAGGACTTTGTACTGCTAGAAGAAAATTTTGTATTTTAACCAATTCAGCACTGATTAGAGTTAATTCAGCACTCATAGCGGTTAGGGCCGTTGCCAGTAATTTGATCTCAGCATCAAGTAGGCCAAGTTCTGCTTTATAATCGTATAAAGTCAAAGTCGCAGTACCTGGAACACCTGTTGCTTGTCCTGTAACTGACGCGATTGCTTGGAAGGTAATGACTGCTGGCAAACTCATAAATTCTCCTATGTAGAGTATTTATACTACTTTAATTCCAGTGGTTCCTTGTATGTATTGATCAGAAGCGTTTTTCATAGTAGGAGTAGTAGCCAAAACTCTACGCTTTTCGATCTCAATAGTTGCTTCTGCTTCTGAAGTGATTAACCAAGGAGTTAATCCCACTCCTTGAGCACTATAGCTCAAAGTCATTGGGCGTTCCAATTTATATAATGTATCTGTTTCCTCAACTAGCTTCGCAATAACTTCTTCAGCGGTTTCTAGTTTAAATGTAATAATATCCCCTGGTCTAGAGGGTTTTTTAATTAAAAATGTCATCTTTTTCCCATATTTCGTATGTAGTTAAAATGTCGTTGTCTAGTATATCATCTTCAATGTAATCTAGTACAAATCGACGTGTTAAGACAGCTTCTGGGAATTTGGTGTCACAGTTGAAATCACCATCAATACGTGTGATGTACACACTATGGCAAAAAGGTAAGAATTGACGGTAAATGTCTGCTCCGCCTATTATCCAAATATCCTTGTCAGTCTGTTGCTTTAACTTATTAATTATCGTTTTTGGATCACCAGATAGTACAATAACGGAATCGTCATCCAGTGTTCTACTAACAACAACGTTATCTCTTCCTGGTAGTGGTCTTTTTGGTAAACTTAACCAAGTATTTTTACCCATAACTATCAAACTTCCGTCTGTTAGTTTTTTAAAACGTTTTAGATCTTCTGATAAAGTTGGCCAAGGCATTGTACCATCCTTGCCTATGCCCCAGTGTTCGTCCACTGCTACTATTGCGTTGATTCGTCGTGTCATTTGAGAGTGCCTTCTTCACCCCATTTTAATAGAAAGAAAGAATAATCCTTTGCTTTTAATTTTGCTGTGATAGCAAATGCGTGTCCATAACTAAACTGATCTATATGCCTATGCCACATAGGAGTCTCCATAGCATGAGACATTACCCACTGTCCTTGTTCACTATTTTGCCATTCTAATAAAGGCTCTGCGGCATACAGTTCAGGATCTTCTACATCACCCATGTTAAATTTATGTACAATTACATTATGTATTTCGTGTACTCTGTCTTCAATTACCATATATTTTTGAATTTTCTTTTTGGGAGCAAAGCCCAAATATCCTTCATAGTAATTATCCACTATTGACCCCATGTCATTAAAAAGAAAAAATGATCTCTTTCATTTTCAAAGTAAATGGTTTGTCCGCCGATTGTTCCTTTTATAAACCAACGTCCTTCACCAATTTTTTCATCGAGCCATTTTATAACATGTTCTGGTATAGAATAGTTTTCTACCTGTACTCCATGATATTCTTTATCTGCTATCATTTATTAATAACCATGTCCTAGAATTTCATCGTCTGCTCGTATTATCTCAAATATGTCAGCATACTGTACAATTGGTTCCATATGAAACCCTGTGCCCCAAACAGCCCAAACTTTTCTTTTATAAATTTTTCGCCACCAAGCATAATTTCCGGTAACCGTTTTAACAGGAATCCAAGCAAATATTTCATGCCATGGATAACAGTCACAACCATTTGTAATAATACTGGTAATTTTCATAGGACTCCATGTATCTGGGCTAAATTTTTCTACACCGTTAAGACTCATATTCCAACCTATACTTCTTCCCCACACTATTTTAATCATCGCCAATACTTTATTTGAAATAGTAAGAATTTTTTACTATCTGTTACTGTATAGTTGGCAGTATAATTGCCATCTGTATCAGTCTCCATGAGAAATCCATACTTTTTCTCTGCCCAATGATGTATGCTAAGTCTTACAGTTAAGTCATGTATACCCTTAAATTCTTCCATATATTCTGGACGCATGGCATGTATTGACTGCCAATATTGATTTCGTTTATCAATAAATGATTGATTTAAATACTCTTCATTAGTCATGACCATCTTAGTGCAAATAGCACTGCATCTTGTGATTTTTCAAACAGCCAAATATGTTCGTGAGCTCTATAATGTCCTGTTAAATTTTGTTCACGCCATTTGTGTAGTTCTACACCAGATACAGGTAAAAACTTATTTGGTAGTTCAATTCTTGTCCATCCTATCTCGACTAATAGATCAAATAAAATTTCTCTATCAATCTCTTCTTTTATTTGTCTACCTAAATCTTCAGCAATAGTATCTTCTATGTAATCCATATCATCTCCAACGCATTAGGAACCAAGTTCTATCTTTATCATTACGAAACCAAAAACGTCGATTGTTTTTATACCAACGCTGATCTGGCTCTGGAGCTGTTTTTTCCTCCCACATAGGAGAACCAGCTGACCCAAACGTATCTAAACACCATTGTTCCATTTCTTTCCAATTACCACCAATAGGTTCTACGCAGTAATATCTACTACCGTAGACTTTGCCTTCACTAAGTATTAACTCTTCTATTGGACGGTTACACAAATCATCCATTAGCCGTTTGATAGCTTGATTAGTCCAATAACTTTTCCCTGCACCCCGTCCTGATAATATAACTTTCATTAACAGTCCTCATTGTCCAATGTATCATACAGTTTAGTATGGTATTTGAGCAAAAACATAGTTTTAAATTTTTCGTCGTAGAAATCTAAATGTATAAGAGTTTTGTACCTAACCATTCCAGGTTCCCATGCAGTATGTTCTCTTGTGGTAAATCCTAATTTTCTACGCATTTTTTCTCTTATCATATAGATACTAGGTGGATGATCTCTTTTAATATTTTCTAAGATTTCATTCCATTCTTTTTTAGTATAGATAAGGGGTTTCATACTATATTGTAGCAAAAACAAAAAGTTAAATCAAGAACTCCAACGCAATAAAAATAATGTGATTTGTTCAGGATTTACAAAGCGAAACATATCCCAACTTGTTCGTACTCCGCAATTATTGGCATTGCACCAATTTTGTATTTCAGTGATGACTTCATCTTTATAAGTTCCTCCGTCAACGATTCGCAATGTCAACGGTTTAACTTTTTCAAATTTCAAGTCCGTTGTCTTTGGCATATTGTGTAGCACGTTCTTCTTCATGTTTGTCACACAAAGTACGTATCCATCCTCTGCCTTGTCGAGTTCCAGGAGAGCCACAACTTTCGCAAGTTACACCACTCATAGATTCTGCCATTGCAATTAGACCATGAATATAATCGTCACCGCCAGAGATATAAAAACGAAGTGTTCCAAACTTTTCTTTAACTTGTTTGACTACGACTTGTGTGATAACTTCTTCGTTTTTATTTTTCCAATCAATATGACTTTGAATATTAGCACATAAATTATCAATTATATTAAACCAACCATCCCCACAGGTGAAACCCCAACACATTGCAGTTTGAGACATTGGCAAGTCTCTTTCAAAAAACAGCTTTGGATACTTTTTACACAATAGTTCATCAAGCTCTTTTTTCATGTTTCTTTTTTCCGTAATATCTTTTTGGTTTTTCAGATAATGTATTCACTCTATACATTTCTTTGTTCTGCCGTATGGATCTTTCAATTGCGGCATTAACTTCTTCTGGGGTTGGGTCGTAAATGTCTAATACTTCAGTAATCTCTGTTTTAGTTTCTTCAATGTCTACTATTGTATTTTCTGGTAAAAATTGAACTTTTTCAATTTGAGATTCTGGTGGAATTTTTATACCAACTTTTCCTAAAAACTTTTTAGTTGCAATTTCTTGTCTAATTGATCTGTATGCACCAATAGGTCCTTTAGGATCTTGGCTTATCTGTTCCCATGTTCTAACTTCTAATAGAGGTTCAATTTCTGTTGGTATCTCAATAATATAAAATTCTATATCTTTGCTATATCCAGCGTGAGCCAAATCAAAAATATCAATTACCTTACCTTTAGACAATCTATCACCACCAAGATGTATCCACGCATCTTCATTTAATTCATATTGTTTTTTTATTTTCATATCTCTCAGCACTATATTGCTAGTGCTATTAATCCTATATATGTTAAGTAGTGCATCAACTGATCTAAGCCTAACCAAAACCAAAATGGTTCATCAGATGGTGTTAGGTTTCTGTTCTTGTTGATGTTCATTTTGGCCCAATCAATGTGATAGTGGACCACCCCGTCAATAAATGCCATCAATAACACTGATATAACGTCAGTAAAGACGGCATAAAAAACTAGACCAGTTAAAACAGCATGAACAAGAGAATGATATATACCCCACTTGGCTCCATAATTCCCTTTTTCCATTACCATGTTATTGGTCTGAAAAACAAAATCAGCTAGAAAATGTTTTAATACTAGAAGAGTAAAAAGAGTTAGAATTGTAGATTCCATAGAAGCCCCTGGGTTATGCCGTAATTTTACAACAATGTCAAGTCAAAGTCAACCTGGAAGCTCACCAGATTTTGCCAATTTAAGCATTAAGCTATAATGCTCGTAGGCTTTTTTGACTGCGGGGTATTTTTCCTTAAGATACTGCTCTTCTTCTTTTTGTTGCATCAAAGTTTCAAACATATTGTAATGACCCTTCTCTGCCATATTATTAAACACCTGCTGTTCAAATTTAGCAATTCTGTCTAATTCACTTTCAGCAATTTCCACTGTGTATAATGGTTCAGTTTCAAAAGTCATCCTATCAGATAGAAATTTATTGTAATCATTTGAAAAAGCAAACATTTCTATATTTGCTTTACTTAAACGATGAGCACGTTTATTGGTGTCAATAACTTTAACACCGTGCCTACCAATAAAATCCCTTACTTCTTTACTTGGATTCATCTTCGTCTTTTCTTTCTTCACACAATGCTTCTAACATCTTATAATGCTTGTATGCTTTTTGTAATGCTTCATATTGTTCTAATTTTTTAGGATCTGGAACAAGTATTGCTAATCTACGTTCTAATGTTTCCATCCACTCACTTAAATCTTTGCCTTTAACTTTGATGTTGCCTTTAAATTCAGCATCACCTTCAACGCTAATACCTGGATTGGTTGTTGTAGTAATATATGGAGTTGTGCTCCAAGTACCGTTAGAAATAGTGTAACTAGAACCTGATGTTGTACTTACTGGTAGTGAATATGTGTTGTAAGTTGAATTATAAGTTGACATGTCAATTGTACCAATTGAATCCCAACCTGTATTTAATGTTATTGTATCAACACTAGATCCGCCACTAATATGATCACTGCCTAAATCAATTGTTATATCTTTTATATCAAGATCTTTATCATCCATTTAACACCTCATTGTTGGTTAGATACTGTTTTAATTCAGTAAAGCCGCCAATGAGTTTTTCGTCTAAGAAGATTTGTGGAACCGAACGTGCTGTTGGAACTGATTCTAGTAAATCTTCCTTGGTGTAGCCATCACCAATTTTCTTTTCTGTGTATTCAATACCTTTTGATTTCAATAACGCCTTTGCTTGGTCGCAGTAAGGACAGTTATATTTGCTCCAAACGATTGCTTTCATTTTTATACCTTTATCTCTCTCGGTGTACCCACTACAGCACCTTTGCCATACTGAGCTTGCAATAATTTTTTAGCCATAGCTGAAGTGGTAGATTGTGTGATAGTTTTTATTTGTAACACACTACCGTTATCTTGTTTGACTCTTATTATTGCTTCAAACGATTTGATAATATCAGAGGCTCGTACCATTTGTTTTCCTTATTATAACGCAGGCAATGCGTTATAGTCAATGCCTTCACTCATAACACCAATTACATAATTGGTACTTTCACTTTCCTGTAAGGCAGTTTGTTTCTTGCTAGTGTCACTATGTTTGTTAAACCAAGGAATAGGAGTACTCTTTGGTGATGTATTCCAGTATTTAATGCCAATCTGTTTTAAAGCATCAGATGCTGTATAATCAACAAAGTCTTTTAAGATGTTAGCATTAAGACCAATCACAGGGCCCTTTTGGAAAAGGTAATCTGCCCAGGCTTTTTCTTCACGAATAACATCTCTATAAATCTGCAAAACTTGCTCTTGACATTCTTGTGCAATTTTGGAAAAACGCGGATCTTCTTTAACAACTTGATTAATCAAATAAGCAGTCCAACCTTTGTGTAATAGTTCGTCTTGCAGAATCAAGCTAATGATGTTTCCGTTACCAATAAAAATCTTATTCTCTACCATAGCAAGACTAGTAGCAAATGAAACCATAAAGCGGAATGCTTCTAATGCGTAACTCGCATGTAAAGCGAGCCAAATGGCCTTGATATGAACCTCTTCAGGTACCACTTCGCCAAGCTCTTTCCTGCTGTTGATGATATGCAACTCATCGTAATAACGTCCAATACTTGATGCCATATCGACAATTTCTTTAGTGTCATGGATTGTGTTGAATACTTCTTTGGGTACATTATATATGTTCCTAATGATGTGACTGTAACTACGACTATGAATGTTAGTTTCAAAAAATGTCCAGTTATAAACCAATGCTTCTAATTCTGGGAGAGAGACTACAGGGGCAAATACTTGGCTTGGTCCTCGACCTTGCAAACTATCTAGTGCTGTTTGACGCAAAAGGTTTGAAGTGAAGATATGCTTAACTGCTTCACTAGCATCTTTAAAATCGTTAGCATCTTTACTCAATGTAATTTCTTCCGGGACCCAAAAGAACCCACGTGCTGTTGTTTCAAAGTCTGCAATCTTTTTATACTTTACTTCTTCAAAACGCTGAATAGTAACTGGACCTGCTGGGTCTAGAAACATCTTGCGGTTTAGGTAGTCTGTCTTTGTGTTTAAGTTATATTGTTGTTTACTCATTGTTTATCCTGTTTTGTTAGTGTTGGATCATTCCAAATATTTCTATTATATACAACTGACTCTTTTAAAAGTCTCCAAGTTTTTTCTTGCGGTGTTTCAGTCCATTCAAAAAATAAACTATTCATTGGCGGTCTACCAGTTGACTCGTCATATAAATTACGATGAAGGATATATGACTTTAGCCATATTGTTTTCCCACTGGTCATTTTAGTAGGTAACCAAGCAAACTTAATATTTTCCACTAGCTAATACTATTTTACAAATATGCTCTAATCTTTCAATATGCTCGTAAGCACGCCATGGACTAGTATCAATTGCTACAACACCGTGACCTTTAATTCCTACGATATCATAGTCAATGTTGCCGTAGTGGTCTAACTTTAGATTTTCGTGGCAACGATCTGCAAGCTCTTGACTGATAGGGGGAACATCGCCTACATTTGGCGCAACCTTAGTATAACGACTTAGTTCTGGAAAACTATCAACAATGGT